ACCTTCAGGCTTTACTGGCGCTGCGCCAAAACCTGATAATTTCACTTCTTCTTCAAAACTACGCTCTGAGTTCTCCGTTTCGTAGATCTCAGCATGCTCGTTTTCATACTTTTCGTACTCAAGACCAAACAGTGCATTAAGACCGGGGAGTAGCTCTTTCAGGAGTTGTGCGCGTGTAATAGCCATTTTCTACTCCTTACGCTGAGCCAGTTGCAAGTGCATGCTGGTGGTAATTAAACTTACACACCAGAATCGGGAAAGACGTTCCCTTCTCATCGCCCTGATCACCGCCAAGATAATCAATTACCCTAATTGGGTTTTGAGCATCTGTGCTTAGTTCAGAGATGTCCAACGCCACGCGGCTGACTTTCAGCGAGGTGTTAGGAGCAGTTTGGACAAGAAGAGTGTTCTTGCCATAGATGTCACCTGTGTTTGTCGGCGCACCATCAGCTTGGATGGTAAACAGAACATTAGGATCATCTACGACATACGCCATAATATCAGAAGCAGCAGTGCTTGCTGGATATAGTTGACTGAACGTCTTTTGATTGGTGTTCGGATCTGTATACGAACACCCAAGAAAAATACCAACGATATCGATTTCTGTCGAATCATCGCCAGTACCGGACTGCTTTTCGATTGTGGTTGCGGTTCCACCGTCAACCAGATGCACGATATCTCCTGTGGCAATCGCTGTGCCGTATCCTGAAGCAATAGGATACTGACGGAAAACCTCAAGAGAACCGCTGTCTAAGCGGCCAATCGGGCGCAGACCGAAGGGAGCGGCTACTGAAGACATACTTCTCTCCTTCTAATCAAGCCATTTGAACAATGGTAAGCGCCCTATACAGGTTACTTACCAAACGAAGTTTTTGTTGTGCGCTCTGGATTCAGAACGGGCATTCTTGGGTCAGACTGGCGAAGATAACTGTTATCAACAGCATCTTGTTGATCTTTGTTCATCTGTTGATGAGCGTCAGTTCTTGACTCAACATATTCTGTGGAGTTTTCGCAAAGTAGCAAACCTCCAACCTCAACATTTCCCTGAAAACGAGAGTCGTGATCAGGTATAACTTGTAACTCAGGATGATCTTCTGCCTTAACTGGGGTCCACCCATTGCGAAACTTAGACGACACGTTCTTGTTGTCTGCCTCTCCCATAATCGATGTGCGTACCCAACGGTACTCAACACCCTCACGAGGTTCTGGATCAGGCAACGTGGTCGGTCTTTGCCACGATTTCTTGCGTTCTTGCTTGTCTCTTGACTCACTTGAACGAGGTGTACGGTTAGACATTAGATGTCTCCTTCAAAAGTTGCGCCGCATATTGCTCTGGGGTGAGACCAAGCCTCTTGGCGAGAGAAACTTGGGTTGAGGTTAGTTGCACTCTGCGTGGTTTTTTTGCACTCCTGTTAGCGGGGGCAACCACGTTACCAGTTTGACGGGGTTGTGCTTCCTCAACTTCTACCTCGTCAAACTTGTCTGGAAACCTTTTTCGCATAGCCTCATCGACTTCGCTATAATATTCTTCTACCCTTTCTGGGTTAGCTGGATCAACACCTTTCTTTTTTAGCCTCTCATGAACGCCAAAAGCAAATCCAGTCATTTCTTCATCTTTGCCAAACCATTCATTCTGTGACGCCCACTGTTTTGTGCGATCATCAACCTCATATTTTGGCTGCTGCGCTGGTTGCGCCTGTGGAGCAGGTGTTTCTTGTTCCACTCTTTTCTTGGGAGTATATGACTCTACTCGTATCTTCTCTGTCTCTAACTTTGTTAGTTTTGACTGAGCGTCTACAATCTTATCAGGATCGCCTGTTTCAAAAGCCTCTTTATATTCGCGCTTTGCGCCCTCTATTTGAGCCTCTATACGCCCTTGAGCCTGTTGTACAAGAGTGTTTTCACCATCATCGACAAGTTTTTTAAGGCTCTTGTTTTCTTCTTGAATACGCCTTGCATACTCAATAGCCTCTTCTCTTGTACGATTTGCCTCTTCCTTGGCTCTTCGCTCTTCATGAAACTCGTACTTTAGCTGTTTAATACGCTTTTGTACGTTTTCTCCATATCCAGAAACTTCATCGTCTTTTTCTTGCGTCTCTGAACTTTCGGTGCGAGCTAACCTTTTTCTATCTTGTTCTGGCGTATCATCAATGACATCAACTTGAACTTCAGAATTATTGGGAAGTTCTACCTCAGTCATAACCTCTTGTTCGATTTCCTGCTTCTCAGCGGTATTGGTACTCATGCTCTTGTGTATCCTCTTGGGTCATCGACAACTGCCTCAACAGTGTCGTCATTGATCAAACGAAATTCCTGCTTATCAATCTTGAAACGTGTGCCTGAATAGGATCTGAAGATGACAAAATCACCCTCTTTGCAATAAGGCCCGTTAGGAAACTTATCTTTATCCATGTAGGCATCAGGGCCAGCCTTGACTACAAAGCCAATGACTGAAGCTGTTTGCTCTGCTGATTTAAGGGAATCGGGCATATAAACGCCGCTGTCCGTTTTCTCTTTTACCTCTAAGGGGCTTATCAAGAGTTTGTAGCCTGATGGCTCTGGTATTCTCTGTTTTACGTCTTCTTTTACTTCTTTGGCTGCTGAATACATTTGTCTTCCTTGCAGTGATTGAGGTTCACAGTACCTTGCGGGGTTAACCGAATTATTCAGATTGCATTAATTGCTGTAAATCTAATACATCTCTTTCTATTAATGCAAGTGCTTCTACTTTGCCGACCAAACGTATATAATCTTCATGTTTTTCGCAACCACCACTAGCCATGTGATCTGCAATATTATTCATATACTCTCTGATCTTTGACCTTATAGACTCAAGTTCATTCATTATCTCCAACTATCTCCCTTGCGATTTCACGCCCTAGTTCGATGCCTTCACGCAGATCTTCTCTACGTCTATCGTCAGCATCCTCTGCTATTTTCACACCAAGTTTAACACCTTCACGTTTCTCTTCCGACTCGATGCGATCTTTCTGTACAGCAATATTCGCTGCTTTTGCCTGTGTATCTGCCTGTAGTTTTGCGATATCAAGCTGCTTCTTATGTTCAAACTCTGCCTCTTTCAAAGCCATGTCACGTTGTTGTATCTGGGTGAGCGGGTCTTGTTGTTGCTTCATTGCCTCTTCTTGCGCAGCTTCTGCCTGATCTTTTCTAAGCAATTTCTCTGCTGCTTCTGCTGCAAGGCGCGACAGTTCTATCTCGACATCTTCTGGTAAAGGCTTTTCTTCATCTGGCATACCCACACCCAGATTCTTTTCAATCTCTTTACGATATTGAAAAGCCACATGCTCTGTAACGTGAGCTGCCATTGCTGCCTGTATGGCTCCCGCAAATGGGCTTTGCCCAACGATCTCTTGTAGCTTTGGATCTTGTGCCGCAGCCAAGTGAACTTGAATGTGGGCTTCGTGATCCTGATACTTAAACGCTTTAACAGGTTCCTGCTTGAGCATAGCCATGTTTTCGGTAACTGGATCATGCGGTTTGATATCATCTGGAAGTTTAATAATTTCATCTGCATCCTTAATGCCCAACACTTCAAGCATCTGCCTGTGTAGTTTTCCCATATCATACAGGTTTGGTGCCTGTTGTGCCAACTGTAGAGCTGCTTGATACTGAACAACCCTTTGTGCCATGGTTGCGGCATTTGGATCTGAAACTGGTATTACATCTATTCTGGCATCAAAGTCTCTCTTACGATTGAAATCTCCATCCATTTCGTAGGCATACTCTTCTGGCATATAGTCTTTGATAACATTTGACAGAAGACCAAGCTCTCTTTTCAAAGCAGCATGAAGTCTAGCCTGAACACCAGACATCACTTTCATGCTTCGCTCCATAAGAGCAAGCGTTGTTCCTACTGGAGCCTGTGGGTTGAGGTTTCCAACTTGTACATCCGCAACGGAGCCAATCCTTCGCCCCTCTTCAACGATATTTCCAAGCAACTGGTATAATACTGAGGACGGCTCCTTGTAAGGAAGGAATGCAATCGAATCCCTGATTGCACCACCCGGTACGTCCACATCCCTGAACTCACCCGGCATGAGAGGAGAATCATCACCTTTAATACGAAGACCCCTAGCCTTGAGGCCAGCAGGAAGATTAGACAACGTACCCGCGTCGATAAGCTGGCGAAGTATTGACGTGGCGCTTTTAGCAAGGCCACCGATAAGATGGATAAGACCTGTTCCATAAAAACCAAGCCCCGGCAGATAACGGTAATGTACAAAGTGCTGCCTCTTACGCTTTTTGGGATCAGTCTCATACCAGTTTCTCCTGATAGAAAGAACGGTCAAAGATGATTTATCCACTGTAACAACATACGGTCTTGCTATTCCATCTGGATCTTCAAAAGGCTCTGGCATATTTAAATCTGCATGAATTTCAAGGATTGTGTGCCTATCATCATCTTCGATGACGGCAGTCTCCCCCTCAATCTCATCGTACTTTTCTTGAATGTCTGAGTAATCTGGTGATGGGTCTGGTAAGTCTACTTCTCGATAGAAGCCCTCAAACTGAAGCTCTACGATCTCATTAGAATATTTCTTCATGACGTGTGTGTATCTGGTCGCCGTCATAAGATCTGATGCGCCGTAAGACACGACAAAATCTTCTGCTGGGACGAACATCGCACAAGGTCGCTCCATGATCGGATCATAGTAGACCTTTTTGAATGATGATCCTGCAAGAGGCAAACGAAACAGCATTTGCTCTGTTTCATCACGATACTCTGTCATCTCCTCTGTCAGAAGATAATTCATCTCGTTTTCTATGCGTCCTGCCTGTTCTTGCTTTTCAACATCTTTCTTTCCGACTATTTTGGTCCTGACAGGACCGGATGCTGGAAACAGTTCACTCATGGCTTGGGCTTGAAATCTTACCACAGCTTCTGTCAATACCGGATGAAAGACACCAGCAGCGCCCTGCCAAGGTTGCGTTCTTTC